CAAATCAGATAACGATAAGTATGTGTTCCAGATGTTTAACAGTAAACAGCAACGCGACCGAGTTTTAGCCGAGTTAAAGAAAGACCCCGATGTTGTCTCCAATACTGTTAAAGGTATGGATGGTGACTTCGAAACGTCTGACTTCAACAACGCACCGTCATCCTCATTTGTAAAACAAGTGCTTAAGTCATTAAGCGCGAACAATGTTGATGTCACAGTACAATCTGAAATCATGCGTCTATTCATTGATGCGCTACCAGAAAGTTCATTCGCTAAGTCCCTGCAAAGACGTAAGGGTACGCCCGGATATATGCAAGATGCGGTCTATGCTATGAAGAGTAAAGGCTTTGATTTGGGTAGGCAGGTAGAGAAGTTAAAGTACAACGCGCTTATTCAAGATATGGAAGTAAAGCTTAACGACGTACCAGTATCTAAGAACCCAGGTACAGCGACAGAGTTAACTGGCTTAGCGAAGAAGATTAAGAACCTAGGTACAGCGATAGGGTTATCTAGCCTAGCGAAGAAGACAAGGCCATCCGATGACTTTATTTTCAAAACGATACGTGAGGAAACTAAAATACGTATGAACTTTGCTAAGTATGGCGCGAATATGAAAGGTATTGAGCGGTATGTTCGTACGTTTAACCAAACCGCGTTTATCGGCACAATCGGCTTTAACACAGCTTCTGCTATGGTGCAGCTAGTGCAGACCCCGATGTTTACTTATCAAATGCTTGGACCACGGTATGGGTACAAGAAAGCATACAACGAAATTATGAACGCTGCATCGATTGTGACAGGCGCACGTGGTTACGGCGAGACTAAACTAGACAAGATCGCAATGGCGTTTGGCTTAGATGCCTATTATGACATCACCGACAACGGTGACTTTGTTGTCAAAAAAGAAAAAGACATACCTGCGGAGCGTATAAAAGAGTTAGAGCGTATGGCTCCACTGGTAAAACTGGCGTCGGAACGTGGGCACCTGGGCCGATCCTTTATCTTTGACGCTCTAGGGCTTCAGGAAGGTGGTAAAGCGCGTTGGCATAAGACTGACACGTGGGCACATAAAGGGTCTGCACTTTTAGATTGGGGTACGGGTATATCTGCCATGATGTTTAACCAAGCAGAACGGTTTAACAGGCAAGTTACGATGGTTGCGGCGTACAACATGGCGTTGGAACGCATCTCGACTGACAACCCTAAGATGCCAATGGCTGAGCGGCAGAACTTGGCGGCGGTAGAGGCACTGCACGACACACAAGAATATAACGGTGGTTCTACGCTTGAAACTGCGCCACGTATCACACAGGAAAATGTCGGGCGTGTTGCCATGATGTATAAGCCTTATGGTCTGCGTATGTACTACACAATGTTCAAAACTGCGCGTGAGGCACTAGCACTAGAAACTGATCCAGAAGCTAGGAAGATCGCCGCAAAACAAGTCGTGGGTATACACCTGTCTTCATTGTTCTTTGCAGGGGTGCATGGTCTTCCATTATATGGTGCGGTACAACTACTCGCAGACCTATTCTTGTTTGGCGACGATGAAGACGATTTTAACACACGCGTACGTACATCCTTAGGTGAAGGTTGGTATAAAGGCGGACTTAATCGGATACTAGATGAACTTGGTATAGGTGCTGACGTGGCAGCACGTATACGTCTAAGTGGACTAGTTCTTCAGGAAAACAGGTATAACCCTGATCCGTCTGCCGAAGAGTTTTTTGGCTACTACCTCGGTGGCCCTGCACTCAGTGTGAGCAAGCGTTTGGGCCGTGGATTTGTGGACCTTTACAATGGCGAAACGCAGAGGGGTATTGAAAACATTCTACCTGTCGGTATCGCCAATGCGTATAAGGCTTTGGGTCGATACCAACAAGAGGGGGGAATATATTCACGCCGAACAAATCCAATATACGACGATATGACAGGTGGTGAGTTGTTTACACAGTTCCTAGGATTCGCTCCATCAAACTACGTACGTATCCAAGAAGAGACTCAAAGGCTGAAACGCATAGATCGCTCTCTTACGCTACAAAAGTCTGACTTTACTAGAAGGTATTACATTGCCGCACGGCAAGGTGATTGGGCAGAAGTCACACAGATAGAACGTGAGATACAAAAGTTTAATAGTGAGCATCCTAGCTTTGAATTGACCACTGACTCAATCAACCGCAGATTGAAACAAAACATGAAAATTACTGAGGATATGTATTACGGCGTGTCATTATCCCCGGCTATGCGTAGAATCGCAGAGGATCATCTTTACGGTATAAGGAACGGCTTCATGCCACCTGTGAGGTAGTAACCCCCTCCGAAGAGGGGGTCAAGGAGAACAACAGACAGTCATAAGGGGTGAACCAATGCTGTCTATTGAATTTTATCATACTGTGCGCCAGAAACGTACCCCTAAATTTCCATCTTCAATACGTAGTCGGTGTTCTAGCTCCCAGTGTCTATCACAGAATATCTTGTTTACCTGCTTTACTGCTTCATCAGTATTTACGCAGGGTACAAAGATGGAAGAACCGATAGCCATGTTCTCCCAGTTAACTTCTATTGTCACGCCATCAGGCGCTAGGTCATAAGTTCTCAATACCTTCATTGTCTGGGTCCGCATCAAATTTCATAACTATCGTGTCAGCAGGGGGTAGTTGTAGGTTCGTACCTTTAGTCAGTTGTTTCTTTAACCGTTTGCCCTCACACTCCTTCATGATCTGACTAACCAAATGTGCGTAGTTAATCTGCAACTCACCACACCATTCCTTGAGGGGTTTTGGTTTGACATAGAATAGCTTTGTGTCAGTTTCATACCGTGCAACCAATCGACCCCGTGCAATCTGCTCGGGTATCACATGGTCATCAAGACCGTTACCTTGTGAGCCTCGGTTATCGATAGTGCTCTTGATCTGTAAGATATAACTAATGTTCTCGGCGAAGAAGTCACCAAGCACATCAGTTACTGATCCAGTCATTTCGTTTAATCCTCGTTTGTTTTGTGAAACAAGGTCAGTAGTTGCCCACTTAAAAACTTTCTGTACATCAAAGTCATGAAGCCCAACCTTTTTAGCAATTAGCAATCCTGATATTGTGGCAGTCATAGTATCTGACCAGTAGCGGTTCTCGGAAGTAAGCTGAGCCTTCTCGTCAACCCTTTTTTGTACCCGTTTAACTACACTCTTTGTCTCTTCGATGTTGTTCATAATCCACTGTATATAAGGTATACCTGCGTGTCCGTAGTTCTCAAATACATTAGCCTTGAACGTGTCTTGTATCTCTTTGTCTTTTACTTCATCGAATATCCTATCCACTCGGCACTCAAGAAGACGCTGTGCCTCTGCTTTCGGCATAGCTTTACCACGACTTACTGTTTCAATGATGGATGCGTTAGCGGTGTACTGCATTAACAGGTTCCACTCTCTACCTTGATGGCGCTCCACATTGGCACTGGCAGTCATACGTCCTCGTTGTTTACCCGACGTGCCTTGATATACAAGGTCAGACATTTGACGTGGTGTTAAGTTTGTAATTTCGTCAATGCCTGTAGGTAAACTGTGCATCACTTCTGCACGGTTCATCTTGAACGCAACACTATCGGCTTTATCCAAAACAAGTTTCTTTGGGTTGCCCCATATACCTGCCGTGGCGTACATCATCATGGTTTTGCCTGTGCCTGACTCGTTGTTTATGAATGCTACTGCACCGCAATTCTCATTCAAAAACTCCATCAGAGGGCTACCAAAACCCATACCGATTGCGAATTGTTGTAATAAAAACTTATCATCGTTCCATAGTTCCAAGTTTTCACGCCACGCTTCGTACGTACCCTTGGGTTCAAAGTGTGGAAAAAACCCTACCGTCTGATTAGCAGGGGGATTAAATTCTATGTAGTCAGGTTTAACTTTCTGGTTGCCTAGAATAAAGGTATCTAACTTATCGTTAACCCAACCAAACTGGACATGGGCTTCGTCTGCTGTACTGGTGGCTTGTAATTCATCCACCCAACTTAGTGTGTATGACATTAGTTCATCCATCTTTTTAATTGCGACACCCTGAGACGAAAGTTTCTTTCGGAACTCTTCGTTTGACGTGACTGAACTCATCGGCAATGTAAACTCTTGCATCCCGTCTTGGGGAAGGTGTAGACGCATAACCAACGACTCGCCCAATTCGGGGTCCTTGATTCGTTTAATAACATATAAGTCGTTATGGTATATTCGCTTCTCGTCTATATCGCCGTCTTCGTTGGNGGTACGTATATAAACACCGCCGTTACTACCNCGCACATACGGNGGTGGATACTTAGGTATAACNTAAGTAGGCGTGTCCTCTTCAAGGCTTTCCGCTACATANTTTCCCTCNTCATCANTCTCAGCCTCACGTAACTTCTTACCTAACACAATAGGAGACTTGATTACACCCCATTGGGGGCAATCTCTACAGATGTCGGGGTTGTATTCGTCAAAGCGTACGCATGTATAAGGCCCTTTTATTCGCTCCACCTTACGTTCCGTATCGTCTGGTGTGTAGTCAGGATGTCCTTTGGACATGAGGTGTATTGCTTTCTCCCCATCGGTGCANAACTTAGCAATAGATAGCCCTGCCCTCCACAATGGTTCGCTCATAGTCTCTTGGTTTNGGACTATGTATTTAAGCTGTTCACATCCTTCACCCTTCTGGGTCTTAATAAGTATATCTTTAAACTTGTTTTCCTGATTACCCATCAGGTTTTGCATGGTCGCGCTTAGTTCCCTTGGTATGCTTTTTGTGGGAACTGGTATCGGCTCAGACCCAAGCAACTCTGAAAACTTATCAAAGTCTACCGTCTCGAACTTGGCGGTAAGGCCAAAGAACCCTACGTCTGACGGGGGGTTGGTCTTGTAGTTATGTGTGTGAGGAACTCTCAACACACGTGCCGCATCTGAGGTTACTGCCGGATCAGCGTAAAAGTTTTGCTGTGCACATAACCTTTTAAGCCGCTCCGCTACAGGCAACCAATCATTTAAGCACACCGATTCTGATAAGAACCAGTAAGTATGGATGCCTCTCCCCGAATTGACCATCGTTGGTTTCGGTAGTTTGTTGTGCTTACAGAAACGTCTTAATGCCTGTATAGCCTGTTCTTGATTTAAAAATTCTTTGCTCGGACCACAATCCAGATCGAGGAAGAAAGAGTTTAATCTCTTTACGTTATCGACTTTACGTGAACCTGCCTTATCAAACGTAGCCAGTCCATAATAAGCATCGTATCCTTCTTTATCATAATTGTGGGCGGCATCGACAACGGCATCTATCGTGTCGTAGAACTTCTGTGCTTTACGTTCGTCACTTGATCGTGCCGCAAACACACAGTAGTAGCCACCACTACTTAGTGACTTCGATAAAAATGTTTTTGTTTCCATTGGTCCACCCATTGCCCAAACCGTCGCGGTGGGGGCATTTTCCTTCACCGCGACGTAGTTCGATTACTTTGATTACATGTTTAGTCCTCGTCATCCCAGTCATCAATAATCGAACTCAAATCACTGCCATCCGTAGGCGGTGCAGATGCAGTCTTCTGTACAACTTTGGTAGGTTCCTCAACAACTTCTTCTACAACTCCTTCTACAACTTCTTCTACAACTCCTTCTACAACCACTGCTGTAAACGGGTTATCCTCCTTAGAGTTGTACCCGTCTTCGGCACTAAATGGGTTTAATTGCTTACGCTCTGCAAGTTTTAGAACCTGCACTGCTTGCAGTCTTAGGGAACAACCGTCACCCATCGAACCGCTGTAAGGAATACCCTTGACTGCTACGTTCACGATACTACCGCTTGTCAATTGAAAATCATCAGGTAGTTCATTAGTCTTTGCATCAAACTGCGATGGCTTCGTAGTCTTAGTGCCATTGTATGCGCCCTTCAAATTAGCCTTATGAGACCACATCCCATCATCTGTTTTCTTAAATGGGTTTTTAATCGTAGGCCAATTCTTTTTCTTTCCCTCGGCATAAGTTGTTTTCATGTATGTCCACAACGCCTTGGCTGTTGCGTCGTCCATGATGAAGTTTACTGAATACTCAGCACTATCATCTGTTGGTCCACACGGTACGGAGCGTTGTTCTGTACTATCGTATCTGTATGTCTTATCCAGTTTAGGGTACATGGCGATTATTTTTTTAACTATGTATTGCTCAGACATAAAAGTCTCCTTAATTTGCATTTGCGTCATAGACAAACCCGTCTACTTCCGCAAAGATTGACCCCGTTGGGGGCGTTGAAATTGACATTGTTATGGCCTCTTTAGCTTCTTGGCTATCAGCCATTGAAGCCGCAAGACCTACTTCTTCTTTCCCAAGAGGGCGTACCGCCTTGAAAAATAGCTTAGGTACCATACTCCCCCGATCAAACGCACATTCGGTAATCACGGATAAAGCAAGTGTGTTATGAGAACTTAGGTACCGCGCGTANGCTCGCATAGGCATCTTGCCTTCCTTCGCTTTACCGAACAACGATGTTGCAGGTAGTTGCAGTTGATACACTTTTGTAAAGTCGTTCTCCATTACCACGGCTAGCCGCTGNGCAAAACGACACGCACGTGACGTACCTGACCCTGACCCCTTAATATTTTGAGGGCAGTCCATACAACGGTAGGCTTGGCGATCTTCTTGCTTTACCTCTGGTGCAGGTGCATTAGTATCTGCTGACCAACACTTAGGACTTGTAGGGTTACTCGCATCATAGTTACCTGCGTAGTAAGACCTAGAAATTTTAGCGGCGTTCAAGATGACCACGTTAAGAGTGTCATCATACACGATACCTTGTTCACCGTTAACATATTCACGGAACTTACTATCGCTAATGCTAATACGACGGCGTTCACCTACGTTCTGCATCTGCTTCTCCTCACAAGTCCTCATCAACGCCGGTTACTGCCGTGTATGCAGACGTAGTGTCAGTAGATTTGGCGTTATCTTTCTTGGTTAGAGCGACAGATACATCAGCAACAGAGAAACGGTATGTGTTTCCTACTTTAATGTATGTGTCTTTTGGTATGTGTCCTTGGCGCACCCATGCTCGTATAGTTGAAACCGATACAGAAAAGTGCTTAGACAAATCTTCTATTGGTACAAAAGGGCCATTCATCATTTTTTCCTCACAGAAATTATATATTCAGAGTCTACGTTAAGTCCTTTAGGGACAGTCTCAGGGTTTTCTTCAAGGAAAGTTCTTACGTTGGTTTGATTCAACCGCTTTTCCAGAAACTCAGGTACGTCATGCTCCATAACAAATTTGTGCATGGCTTCCCAATCACTGGTCCAGTAGCGAGTCTTCACCGAACGGTAAAAAAGTCCCTCTGAAGTCTTTACGCTCTCAAGCCCCTGCTCTTTGCAGTAGTCGAGTAGCGCGGCTTTGACCTTATCCAGTTTCTGGTTAAGGTCTTCTTCTTGTCTCTTAAAGTCCGATGAAAGCTGTGCTTTCTTGTCTCGGATTTTTAAGTAAACACGCGTTAGCTTTTCAGCTAACTTCTTGTCCTCACTCATTTTTAGTTCTCCTAATCGCACGACAAAATGTGTCGGGAGGTTCACTCTACTATCGTATAATACCTTAGTCAAGTAATTCTTTGTAAAGATCAATCATTTTTGTGTGTACGTCTATTCTGTTATCTAATAGTGTGTAAACACGTTTCTCTACGGCTGAACCTTGGAGCTGTACGACCGTACACTTATGATCTTGTCCTGACCTGTGAACACGTGCGTTAGCTTGGGCGTATATTTCTAATGAACTGGTTGGCCCCCACCATACAACTGTGTTAGCGGCTGTTAACGTAACACCGTGAGCGGCGGCTTGTGGTTGTATCACCAGTACACGTGGGTTGGGGGTGGTTTGGAATCGGTGAAATATATCAGTACGTTTCGGTGCAGATACGTCACCGCGAATGATCTCAGTGGTTATACCATCTTTGAGTAATTTGTTTGTAAGTATATCTATCGTATGTTTGAAC